AAGTTCCTCTTTGACGGTTCAGTTTAGTAAGTTAATGAAGGTTCGTCAAGTGATTGCCGAAGAAAAAATCAAAGATACTATAGAATTAGCGGAAAATATTTTGGAACAAGACAAAAAAGTTATTATCTTTACCAACTTTACAGACACATTAAATAAGATTGCTGACCATTTTGGAAAACAAGCTGTCAAATTAGATGGTTCAACATCAAAACCTCAACGACAATACGCTGTTGACCAATTCCAAGAAAATGATAAGATTAAAGTATTTGTTGGTAATTTACTCGCAGCTGGCGTTGGCATTACATTAACAGCCGCTGAAGCCGTTATTATGAATGATTTATCTTTTGTTCCGGGTCATTTACTTCAGGCGGAAGACAGAGCATATAGATACGGACAAAAAAATTCGGTATCAGTTTATTATCCGTTATTTGATAATACAATTGAGGGAATAATTTATGATATGGTAAATGAAAAGAAAAAAAATATTAACACCGTAATGGGTGATGATTTAGAAGATAAAGGAGATTTTATCGCCAACATTATGAATAGAATACATTCTAAAAAATAATTTTAGGAATATTCACACTTTTATAAATTTTAAGATATTTATTATTATGGGAAGGAAATTAAAAACTGAAGAAGAAAAAAAAACTAAAGTGTCTGTGGCGTTAGACCGGGAATTATTAACATATTATAGAACCCTTCATATTAATTTATCCTCACTTGTTAATCAATTACTTAAAGATTATAGAAAAAATGGAAACAAAGATTTGTAGTAAGTGTAAAGAACAAAAAATGATTTGTTACTTTGGTTCTTATAAAAGAAATAAAGATGGTAAACGAAGTTCTTGTAAAGAATGTGAAAGTAAAGAATCTAAAGAATGGAGACAAAACAATACGGAAAAAGTAAAATTACAAAAAGAAAGATATCTTAAAAAATATCCTCAAAAAAATTTAGATAGAGGTAAAAAATATAGAGAAAACAATCCGGAAAAAGTAATTCAAAGGTCTGATAAATGGAGAAAAAACAATTCAGAGTATAGTTCGTTATATTATCAAAAAAATAAAGATAAAATAAATATTCAAATTTTAATAAAGAAAAAAAATGACCCAATTTTTAAGTTAAAACATCATTACCGAAGTAAATTAAATAAAATATTGGGGTCAAAAAAAGAGGGAAAAACTTTTGATATTATTGGTTGTACCGCCCAATTCTTAAAAGAACATTTAGAAAATCAATTTGTTGGTGATATGAACTGGAATAACCACGGATTATTTGGGTGGCATATTGACCACATAATTCCATTATCATCCGCAAAGACAGAAGAAGAATTATATGAACTATGTCATTACTCCAACCTCCAACCATTATGGGCTGAAGATAACCTAAAAAAAAGTAATAAAATAATTACCAAATAATTTTATTAATTGATTTTTTTATCTATATTTGTCCCCTAATTATAAAACAAGCCTATATGACAACTGTTGAAACAAGTCCATATTTAATTTTACTGACTGAAAAAGCCGAAAAATGTTCTCCATCCAAAGTGGAAGAAATTAGACAAATCTTTAATACCAATCCCACCGTTAAGAATCTATTTAAAAATAGTATTAACCAAATCTTAAAAGAAGTGTTCCATCAACATTACAAAAACAAAGATGAATACTCCCCCGGTGAATCATATGGTATTTATGATTTAGAAATGCCGGGTCGGTCAGTAATTAACAAACTAAACACAAACTATAGTGCGTTTAGTGTATTATTACGAGATGTTAATAAAGTACTCTCGGCCTCACAACAACCCATAATCATATTCCAATTCCAAACAATCCAAGGACAAATTAGTGAAGTTAAAAGATTAAATCAATTTATCTACGAATATAAAAATAGAATATTTAATACCACTTCTTCAACATTCCAATCTTTAATGATGGTGCTGAATCAAACTCACGCGTGGGGGCAAAAACGAGAAGATACCACAATTGAAATACTTAAGAAACGATTCGGAGGTAATAATATTACACCAATTGGTAAACTTGGAAGTAGTGAAGATATGATTGGTGGTGTTGATTGTAAAATAACTATTGATGGTGTTTTAAAAACCTCTCAAATCAAACCGTTTACCCATTTTAAAACTGAAAATGGTACGACTATGGTGATGGGTTCCGGAAATGTTAAACGATATAATACCAATTGGTTGATATTTGCTAAAAATAATAAAGAAATTTTAATATTTGAAAATAAAGATTGTAAAATTGATGGTGGTAATTTTGTTTTTCCGGAAGAAAATTTAATTTATACTCTTAGCTGATATTTATATAGAAAAACAAATCTATATGGCTATTATCGCAGAACCGGAAAGAAGTAAACTTTATACTAGAATTAAACATTTATTAGGAGCACCTCTTCGTTCAGTAGAACTTGAGGATGAACAGATGGATAGTTTATTAGAATTATCCATTGGGGACTATTCACAATACATCCAAGATTGGTTAGTTGAATCTCAATGGACATCATTATATAACCTTAATTTAGACACACAATCATTATCCCGAGCATTCATAACCAAAAGTTTAGATTATGAAACACGATACACTTACGCTTACTCTAAAATCGTTGGGTTACAAGCCGGTGGTGATTGGGAACTTAAAAAAGATTTTATTGAATTAGTCAGAGGACAACAAATATACGAAATTCCTGCAAATAGAGAGATTAACGAAGTAATGTGGTATACACCAGCGGAGTTGAATAATTTACTGTTTGACCCTTGGACATTCGGAGCGTTAGGTGCCGGTGGTTTAGGTGGTCCGGGGGGGTTCTCTCAAATGGGTATGTCCGGTTCATTTTTTATGATGCCAGCATTTGATATGTTATTAAGAATGCAAGAAATTAATATTCAGAGAAGAATTATTGCGGGTGATTTAACATATAGAATAACAGCTTTACCTGAAGGGAAAAAGGCGTTACATTTAATGCAGACACCGGGTGGTAAATTTGATTTTGGGAACGCAACAATGACTAGAGGTAAAGTGTGGTATTGGTATTACGATGCTGGTCCTGCCGATAGAGATAAATGTTTAAAATCAAACCCCGATATTATTACACTACCTTCTGATGTTCCATTAGACACAATTGATTGGGTTGATTTAAATAATCCCGCTCAAGTTTGGATTCGTCGTTGGTTCACCGCTTATTGTAAAGAAACATTAGCGAGAGTTCGTGGTAAATTTAGTGGTAATGTTAAAACACCTGATAGTGAATTACAAATGGATTATTTATCATTAGCAACAGAGGCTAAAGATGAAAAATCAAAATTAATTGAAGAATTAATTGGTGCTGAAGGTAAATTAACCAGATTAAAACCTGAAAAAGTAATGGAACGTGAAGCGTTAATTGCTGAGAACTTAAATAAACAATTAAAGTTCAGAGCAATGCCAAGACAAATATACGTAATTTAATTTATATGACATTTATAACAAGAAAAAAAATTGGTAATAAAGTATTTGGGTCAATGTCTAACATGACTCAAACAAACCCTATTCAAATCATTCAAATACCGGAGTATAGAACTAACGGAGAAGAATTTATTTTAGTCAAAGATGTTGATAATTGTAAAATTATTTTAGACCAAAGTAATACTGAACACGTCGTTATTAAAGCCCTAACAAAAGTATTGATAACACCATTTATTGGTCTAATTGACGAACAATATGATGAGATATTAATTGATAAAGGGTCTTGTGTTGAGTTTTTTAGGGTTGACGGTAGTTGGTTTATTATCTCAAGTGATGGTTTAAAATTACAATAAAAAAAGGTGTCGAATACGACACCTTTTCTGTTTTAACTAATATGTTCTTCCCATCCTGGTTCAGCTAAGTCATAAATATATTCAGAACTAACACCAACTCTATCCCAAAATTTTAATTCTAAATCGGTGATAGTTAATAAATCCTCAATCGTATCTTGGTCACCCTCTTTATTCGGAACACCACCGATTAATTCACATTGTGTTTTAGTGAAAAATCCTCTGTCTTCCGGATTAGCAATTAATAAAGTATCTCTTAATTCTTTATTAAAAACAATCAATAACGGTTCAACCTTTTTATTAAATGTTGAGATTGCTCTCGG